TTTGAGCACTAATCCAAGCTTCATGGAAGGCTGTACTTCTCGCCGGCGTGCTAAAATGGATTATATGCTTACAGTTTGATGGAGCTACCATAGGTCTTGCGTTTTGATAAGCAACGTATAGTTTCAAGCGTTCAAATACCCAACCGCCTTCGTCAAAGAAGACGCAATCGCACTCCACTCCAGTAACATTAGCCGGACTCAACACTGCTAAATCAAGTGGATAAATAGACGGTCCATATAAGTGAACAGAATTGTCTAAATATTTAATCTCTCTAACAAATGGGTTCATTAGAAACCAGACTTTAGCCATGTTTTGTTGGGCCATATACGCAGATCTCCACTTAACTTCTAAATTTAATAGAGAAAAGAATACTGCTAAGCGAGTAGCGTCCTTAGTCTTACCGCTCCTTCTATTCTTGTTATGAACGGTCTCAAGTGGTATTTTGGTGTAATCAATCTTATCGTTCCAGATGGCCATCTCCATATCCTTCATTTGCCATGGAGTACATCTACGCATATCGTGCTTCTGAGTATGTCTTCCAAACGTTCTTAAGAAACCCATATACATCCTGAACAAGTCAAGTATGTGGTAATTACCTGACTCCCACATGTCAAGCAATTGAGCTGCAAACTTAGCCGCCAGATTTGATAACGATACCAATTTCTTTTAACTTCTCCATGTCTATTTCGTCTTCCATTTCGTCTTTCTTACCTATTACTTTAATAAAAAAATCAGTAGCTTTTCCGATCAATTGAACGTTACCGGGATTATTTTCTAATCCCTCAACAATTAGATTTTCAATAAATTCCTCGGTTAATTTTTTAACTCCTGGTGATTTTGGTCCAGGTGATTTTGTACCCCTTTTTATTTTGGCTTTCTTCTTCCGTACTTGTGTTTTTTGATTGTCTGTAACTGCGTTAGAAATAGCGTATAACTCTTTATTCTTGGCGTTAGGATGCTTAATAAAATGTTTTTCAGCTAAAGATACGTCAAATATTTTTTGTACCATTTGTACCATTTAATATTGGTATATCGTCATATATAAATAATACTATTGCGAATATTAATAGTATGTTGGTTTAATAAATCGTCATAGTCCCCATTGATTAATAAGGTGGGAATAATTAGAAATTATGAAGTCAAAGAAAGCTATTTTAACCAAACGAGAGAACAATAAAAGGCGCGTAAAAAGAAATTTAATAAGGAGAATAAATAGTTATAAAATTAGAGACGATCCTTTAGACGATAGAATTTAGTTTTTCTTAATTTGTTAAAAAAATTAGTAATTTGAATAATCCAATATCATTTGAAGCGTGTTTATATAATCATAGAATGTTCTCTCTGATATACTCATTACTTCTAAAATATCAGTTCCTTTAATAATATCCATTGGATTTAAGTCTCTAAGTTTTATTATTAATTTCTCTCCATCATCAGTAGGATACATCTGTTTTAATATATCCTTTAAATAAATCAATAAGCGAACTAAATTCTGGAAGCCTTTTACTCGTATTTTATCTATATCTGGATAAGTGTGATATTCAAACTCTTCTCGTATAGTTGTTTTATGCCTTTGCGTTAATTCATTCATTACGCCAGATATTTTTGAGAATTCCAATCTCCTTTTTATATCTTTTGCCGCTAAACGCAATCCCTTATCATAGGCTATGGTTTTATGTACTTGGTCTTTTTTATTAAGTCGCATAATAATTAATTATAATTCATACGAATATAAATATTGTCGCATTATGACAATAAAGAATCTATAAAAAAATAATTAGTTTTTCTTCCTGACGGTAAAATAAAGTATTCCGTTAGAATTAGAATTAGTCCCTATAAGCTCAAAGCCTATTTCGTTAAACTTTTCCCTTGTTTTTAGAAACTCCTTCTGGTACAATTCTAAAGACTCCATTATGTATAGTATATGTACAATAGTATTTAAGCTTTCATACCAAACATATTATCAGAAGTATGAGAGTATGATCAGTATTTATTTAATTAAATATGTTTTTTTTAGGATGCTGTTAGAAAACCCCATACTATCATACTATTAACACTATTATTCGTTGGATTATCTATATATATTATTGCTTCATTAAAAACTACAGAAGAGGGGCTTTCATATAGTAGTAGTAATAGAGAGGGTTTTAGCGAAAACTTGATAGCCAAAAAAGTTCTTTAATTAAATAAATATTTATCATATTGTTGTTAATATTGTAATACTTTTGATAATATGACACATATGATAGTAGTAATCGTCTGATTTTATTTATATAAGAGAAATTCTTCTTATCTATTAGGAAAATGCTCGGTATAAAAAATAGTGTAATACGTGGATGTGTTTGTTTGATCGTGGAAGCTGAGTTCTACGCTCTTGAAAGCGCACTTTTGGATTATCTGCGTAATACAAACTCCTTATTGAAGCGTAAAAAAGAGGAATAAAAAAAATGAAATTTAAGATAACTTATGGTATGATTGGTTCTGACCGTACAGCTGAAAGGTATTGGACATCTAAAGACTTAGAGAGCATGAAAAAAGCTTTAGCTCGATTTAATTTAACTTTAATCGAATACGAGAGAGTGAGTTAAAAAAATGACAATAACTTTTTATCTTGGAAAAGAACGCAGGGAACTTCTTAAAAAATTCGAGAGAGTAAAACAACACTACGGTAAAAATTTGAACGCTCGATATAGCGATTCCGATTGTTTTAGGTACATAGTCCGATTGTTGTATAAGGCTATAATTACAGCTGAGCAAAAGAAATTAAAAAAGAGGTAAAAAAAATGGCTAAAATAATGTTTAAATGTAGTAAATGCGGAAAGCAATCTTGGTTCGAAGTTAATTTGGAGACCTATATAGTCTCGGTAAACGATTTAATCTGCGACGATTGTAATCCTGTGGAGGAGGGGGAATAGAAGTGCAGATTGAGGTTTATGGTGCTAATTTTATATTAATAGAAAATATAGATTCAAGAAAGAAAGTTTATCCTTATATTTTATCTATTTCTGTAGAAGGGGGTTCTATTATAACGATTTATTTAGAAGAAAAAGATTACGCAAAATTAAAGAAAGAGGTAGGGGAATAGAAGTGTCCGAGGATTTTATGGAGGGTTTGTTTACGCACGAACTAACGGATAAGGAATACGGTAAAATAGTAGACTATTGTTGCGAGCAATTAAAAAGATTGGGATACCATATAGAAAGCCCTTGGGGTGCGGACGAGCAGGAGTATTACGCGGAATGGTCGGACACAAACAGAATAATGGCGGAGGACTACGACTGATGACAATTACAATCGTTATAAAAGGAGAATACCCTGATATTTATCATGACGACGAATATTCAAGCTACGAGATTTCTGATGGGTATTTCAGAGTACAGATAACGGGATATAGGGACGTTTATTATTCCATGAGTTCGATAGTGAAGATTATTATAACGAGAGGGGAGGCTAAATAATGAAAAGTTTTATTGTAAAGCTATTGTGGTCGCGACCACGTGGACATCTAATGGAGTATTTAGTAGAATGGAACGACGGAACTATTGAATGGATTTGTGAAAAAGAATATTTAATAAAAATAAATGTAAGGCGAGGATAATGGTTAAGGAAGAATCCGAGAAATCTGATTTAGTTGATGATGGAGTGCAACTCTCCCAAGAATCGAGGATTTCACATGCTAATGACGACTCGAAAGGTTCTTTCTGGAACTCTTATCCCATCGAGAACCTAACTCCAGAACAGAGAAAGCATTTTAAAGAAGTTATGAGAAAAGAGGTGAGAAAATAGAATGTGTGAAACTGAAATTTTTGATTTATTTCCGAGAGGATCAAAAACGTATCCATTCTATAATTGTAGACATATATGGTTTCGATTTTTTTTTGATAAATTATTTAATCAATTATTTTTTAAATGTATCAAATGTGGGAAAGTTAAATATAAAGAAAAGGGAAAATGGAAATATTTATAATCAGCGGAAATCGGTTTAGAAAGGGACAAGCCATCTGCAGATGGAACGCTTCCTTCCCCCTCATATAAAATGTTCAAAACCTCAAAGTGCTGAGAGAGATGAGGGAAGGGTTAACCAACCGACCGCAAAGATTATGTGGACCAGCAGAAAGGGAAGTTTGGAGGCTATAATCACCTCATTGAATTTTTGTCTTTTGGTTAGATTTCTATTTCTTTTTCCAAGCCTCTTGTTTAACATTAAATTATACTACTCTACTATTTTTCCCCTGCAAATAGGTCCCATAATCTGGAGGAAAAGTCATGGAAAATGAACAAATAAAAGAGGAAGAATATTATAATTTTTATGAATATTTAGTTAAGAAATTCGATCTCTCGTTTGTAGCGGGAATCTTTAACGAAGGAACGGCAACTCTTAAGGAGTGGGATCTAATGGTCCGTTTGTTAGGGGATTTGCTTAGGAAAAAAGAGGCGAAAGAATAAATGAGTTTGTTAGAGAAAGTAGATACGATATTAAGTTTCTTGGAAGAGATTAACGGTAAGTTAGACCGCCTGTTGGCTTCGGAGAACTTCGACGAGGACTCACCAGAGAGAGTTAAACAAATTAAAGCTATGGATAGAATGATTGAAATGGATATGAAACCTAATAACGATTACATGCTACCTAAGACCGGGGAATATCAATGGTATAAGTTAAAGGGAGACGACAAAGCGAAGTTAAGGAAGTGTAGCAACGAAGGATGTCCTATGTTCTTAAAGTATAACGGCGACAAAAAGAAGTACGAGCATTGGAAATACGACGCTAACACCGGAGTGGGAGGGTACGTTCAAGACACGTGCGATTATTACTTTCCGGAGGGTTTATAATGCCGAGATGGCCCGAAGGAAAAAAAGAAAGCACAATGAAAACGATTAGCATCAACGTAACAAGAGAGATGTTAAAGTTTATGGATTCTTTAGTAAACGAGGCTGGTTTAGCGCCTTCTCGTTGCGAATTGGTTAGAATGTGTCTTAACGAGAGTTTGCCTTTACTTAAGGAAATGTACGAGGAGCGAATAGCGATAATTAGCGAAATAAAAACTTCTAACAATTTTCTCACTCCTAACGACATTATTTTTGTAAGAGACAATAGGAACGGTAAGGGATACACTAAATACAAGGTGGTAGGTGCGGCTTAGGTGAGCGAAAACAACGCGGTAATAAAAGTAGTGGCGGACAACGAGAGAGTGATCGCAGATTTGCAGATTCTTAACAAACAGTTGACCCGGGAAAGAGACGAATATCGGAAAATGGTATTACAATGGGAGGCTGAGAACGGTGTACTTCAGGAGAGCCTTGACGGTGCGCAGAGGGAAATAGAGAGGTTAAGCGAGCAATGGGAATTAGTTATAAAGAGGGATTTAGGATGAGCGAGAAAGACGAGAGAATAACGTGCGTTGAGGAGGCAATAACGAGTCATAACGAGAGGATCGAGGCGTTGGAAAAGAAGTTAGGTAAAACCAGATTTAGCCAAAAAACACCTGTTGATTTGGATCTGGATACTCATCTTAATTATATCGACAAAATCCAAAAAGCACTTATTTTATTACAAAAAGAATTCGAAGCCTTTAAGGAAGGAGAAGACGACGACATAAAGGAGATCGGTATTCTTAGGGAACAAATCGCCGAGCTGAAAGAACATATAGCTATGTTTCATACTTGGATAAAGAGCCATATTGAGAAGCAAAATAACGATTTCGCCGAGCTGAAAGAAGCTTTAAACGAAGTAGCTCAAGGTAGAATTGGATGGGAGGAAAATATAGAAAATAACTATCGAGAATTATTGAAAAAATATTCAGAATGTGAAGATAGTACCATTCATAAAAGATTCTTTTTAAGATTGTTAGAGAAGCTCGACGTCGGTTCCGCCCGACAAACGGATAAACGGAAATGCTCTGAGTGTGGAGCCTATTTATGGAGCGATTATTCGCCTCATAACGCTGGATGCTCTAAGCAGACGGAAAAGAAAACTTCGGGGGGCGTTGATAAACTGGATGACTCTCTATATTTATCTTTTCAATGTCCTAATTGTAATCATACAATATCGATAAAGAAGGAGGATATTAATGTCAATTAAAACATGTCCTAAATGTGGTAGGGATTTACCTGCTACTATAGAGTTTTTTTCACCAAATAAGACAGGGAGATTTGGTTTATATTCAATTTGTAGGAAGTGTAAATCAGAGGATAAACAATATAAAGAAAAATATAAGTTAAGACATAACAAAAATAAAGATAAAGATTTACGACGAAAAAAACAATTGGCAAAAGCGTTAAATACGAGCCACGAAGGGCTCTGGTCCATGTTAAAAAAGATGTGTGATAAGGAATTGATTTACGTCGATATAACGCATAGACCGTACAAATACGCGGTAAAAGAGTTGTCGGTTAGCTACGACTAAGTTAAAAATCAGTCCTCGCCAAATATCATTTCCCTGATGAATTCAGGGAATTCATTAGTTCGATGGCGTGTCTGCTTAACTCCGGTCCCGTTTTACCCTTAAAATCGAACTCCGAATCCAGCTCTTTAATTATTTCCATAGCTCTATTAAAGTTAAGGAAATCGCTATCCTTCTCCAATTCCGGCTCTATATCTCCATCGGTTGTAGGTTTCCCATGTTCGTCAAAATCCTTTTGAGTAAGTTCCGTTCTTTTCAAACCCTCCTCCGATTCGTCTAACCACGCCACACCTGAAGGTTTGGGGTTGCGCTTTACAGCTAACATAACGAAGTCGTGCCACGAGAGCTTCTTCTTGGCTTTCTTTAACGTTTTAAATTCTTCGTCTTCAAAAACAACATAAATACTTTTCATGAGTGAATGAATGATTATTTACTTATATATTTTACTTTTTCGTGAGTCACTGAGTACCCACTCACTCATTTTCTTACTTTTATTGTAAAAAAAATTATTTATATTCAGGTTCCACTTCTTTTGACTGTCCGTTGCCGTTCTTGCCAAATATAGACATGATAATCAAACTTCCAAGCGTTATGATTGCCCCTTTCCACACAGGGTCCATAGGTATCACGACTAAACCATATACAAGGAATGCCCCTATTGCTACAGAGATTCTCTTAACGTTCCTCTCTAAATTTGATTTCCAAAAATCAACAATCATTCTTCCGAATTTCCATCCCATTTCTCTTTTTCACCTCTTTTTTAGTTTAATTTTTAATCGTCGTAATAACAATCTAATAGCGGGTTTCCTATCTCGCAAGCGCTCGCAGTATCTACAAACATGCTCACTGCAACGCCTACGTAATCGTAACCTGATACGTCGTAAACCGTTCCGTACCCGTCTTCTACTTCTTGAGGTACGGTATAATCTGTTGGGTTTGCATCTATAGTGACGCGTCCACCAGCATAAGTATATCCATATAAATCAGTTTGCATAACGTAATTGTTAGCGTCTGCGTCGGGAATTGCAAGTTTCATCCCGTCTATGTATAATTTCTTTCCGCCCCTATTCGTTGATAAAGGTAACACAAAATAGATTTGAGGATTAGAGCCGTCTACGTTCGAAAGACCTTGCCCCCAATATCTTACCGCTTTCGTGGTCTTTGTGTGTTCGTTGTACGTACAAACTACGTATTCCGAATTTGCCGAACCAATCATGGTAGCAGCGTTTACGTAAGCTTCGCTCGCACCAGCACCGCCAGCAGCTTCAAAAGCGGGTGCAGATGCCGCCCCAGTGCTTGTAAGAACTTCGCCGTCAGCTCCAAGTGCCAACTCTATTACGTGCCCTGCTCCATCCGAATAAAATAACTTCCAATTGCTTGCCGAATGGTCGAGAACGTCTGTTATAGCGTGTAAACGGGTGTGGAGTTGCCCAGAGGTAGCCAATCCCGCTTCTGCTGGAGTTTGATTTATCCATTTCTCTGCTCCTACATCCCAAGCCAAAACCTCGTTATCTGCTTGAGCAATTATAACTACATCGACTATATCGTTTATAGTAGAACCAGCTTTGTTCAAGTCTGTCCACGGTAGAGTTCCTGTGTGCGGTCCTGTCGTTGCTAACACGTGAGCCACGGCGTGAAGCGCAGCTACTTGAACATCGGTTAAATGATTAATATCTCCTACGTCAATATTTTGTAAGTCGTTATGATTCCTTGTACCTAATTCAGTGAGATTTGTTAACTGAGCGTGTAATGCTGCCACTTGAGCAGCTGATAAATGCTCATATACATCTCCAGCATTCAATCCATCTAAACTATTATGAAGTAAATCTCCCGCAACAACAATAGCGTGAAGTGCATTCTTTTGAGCTTGGCTTATGTGTTCATAAACATCTCCAGCATTAAGATTAGCTAAATCGTTGTGATCTAAATCACCAGCAACTACAATAGCATGAAGCGCTCCTAATTGTGCGGCTGTAATGTGTTTAATGTCATCCGCACTTATATTTTGTAAATCGTTGTGATTTCTTGTACCCAATTGAGTTAAATTAGTTAAAACTGCGTGTAAAGCGGCTACTTGAGCGTTAGTAAGATGTTTTACGTCAGCTTCCGCGTTATAATCGGTTAATTCTTGATGAGTTTTAGAAGTATGACTTGCTAAGGTATGAGCGCCACCAATACCCGCTACTCTTAATTCTTGAATACTCACTAACGGTTGAACAACTCCGTCCATAGTGGATTCTGGAACGTCAGGCTTGTCGTAGCTCTGTTGAGCGTCTTCGTCGTAAAATTTGTTAATAACTCTTATGTTAAACGCTTTTCTCGTTAATATGTTATCCGTGAGTTCGATTTCGCATATATCGTTCATAGGATACCAAACTCTTTTAGTTACTAAGAAATCTGCTTGAGTTATAGAAAATACCCCTGTCCACGCAAATTCGATTGTATATCCCACTTGAACGTGTTTCTTCCCAACAGTAAGCAACGAAATCATTTGAGTATCCATAGAATATATAGCAAGTAAATTGTCACCTAACTGTTTGGCTTCCGTGTAATTGGTTATTTCCGAATCTCTCCAAGGTTGCAATTGATTTATTCCGTATTTCTGAACGGCAGAATCGGAAGCTTTTCCAACGTAATATACCTGCCCTAAGTCGTTGTTTGCCCCGATAACGGGCGTCCTTGTTATGTACCTATTTGCTGCGGGAGTGTAATTAACAATCTTGACTTTAGTAGTGTTTTGATTCCAAGACTTCCCAGAAGCCGTTAAGTTGTTGTATTTGTTAAAAAACATTTCTTCGCCTGGCTTATAATGAATTACTGCTCTTTCTAACATCGCCAGGTAGTTAGACAATTTTTGTACTTTTGTTTTCATGTCATATTTAAAAGTTAAAGCGCTAAAATCGTCTATCTCGTCATCGTAAGTAAACTTGGGTAGTGCGCTATCTATTACGTCCTTAAGTACGTAATCCGAAGCCCTTGCAGTTGTATAATTTTTTCTATAAATATTATTAAACTGCGAATTAGAGCCCACCGCTTTTAATGTGCCTACGACCTTAGTTCCCTCTAAAACCGATTCGGGATACAAGATTCTCCCGGTCCAAGATAGTACGTCGTCTGCGTCGTATATTTCAAGCTCTAAACCCGCGTTAAAACGGTCTAAAGACTCTCCTTTAATTTTTAATTCGGCAATGGAAGGCATTCCCAATTCTTCCGTAATCTTCATGTAGATAATGTCTGAAGTAACATCGATAGATTTACCTCTAAAAAAATCGAAATAATAATCCTCTCCAGGAGTTTCAAATTCGACTTCGCTTACAAAAATATAGTTTATATTTGATAAATCTAAAGTTCCTAAAGAACTATCTGGAGTAGAAGTCAAATCTATCGTTATTTCAGTCCATTCGGCCGCAAAATCAAAGTTCCAAACTTTATAGTTACCTGCGTCGGTATATAACCCAATTTCACCTATCTCGTTCGTATAACCTGGATGATAAACGGAAAAGGTAATAGTTTTAAATTCCGACCAATCAACCGTTCTATTGTATCGCATATAAGAATTAGCAACATCGTCAGAAGTCATTTTTATAGAGCCTATTCCCTCTACTTTTTCAGTTGTATCAATTTCGATAGAACAATCAAAAGGAGTCCAATCCACAACAGAGTCGCATCTATGGAACACATCGTAGAGATAAACTTTCATTTTTCGAGAATCACCAATAGGAGAATAATTGAATTGAAAATAACAATAACAATAATTACAATAAATATTAAATCCTTTAATAAGTTAACAGAAACAGTAATACCAAGAAGGCGTATATACTTTTCTCCATAATAATTGTCTAAAACATCTAAGAAATGAGTTCCGATTAATAAATACGGTAACGACATCAATAATATCATACTTATAATTAAATATTTTCTTTTCATTATTGAATACCTCTAAAAACTACTTTCCAATTGTAAAACAACTCGTCTTCCGCCCTTTCGTAAGACGCGTGGATTAGCTTACCCTTAAGATAGTAAACGATTGCAGGAGTGGAATCTGTGAAGGGTTCCCATATCTCTCCCCTTTTTCTATATCCTAAGTATAATATCTCGTTGGAAGCTTTTAAATGTTTAGCATATAACAACAATAAATTAGCCATTTTAGCGTTTCTTACGGTTTCAGAAGCTCCTCCATATCTACCGTTTAATATTATTAGATCGTGCCCTACACCCATAGAGATATCGGCACCCTCGCCCATGAAAAAATCGATTATATCGAACTCGAACGTTGGCGTGTGTTTTATCTCGCCCGCGTACGGCAAATGTATCCCTTCCAAACCCTCGGTGTATAAATCCCAATCGGCAAACTTCATTCCGCCGTCGCCGATCCAGGTGTTATCGTTACCTGCTGCGTGTTCTAAAATAAACAAACCGTAATTAATAGAATCTTTAATTTCACTAACCAATCTGTATCAACACCGCCTCTGCTATTCGCTGGGACAACCTATCGACGTTATCCACTACTGCGTTTCTTAGGTCTATGTGAACGTGAATCTCTCCCTTACCTTTCTTTCCCGCTGGAATTACTTCCTCGCCTCGATGTAGAATGTAAGGACCGGTCCGAGGCACGTAAGGCGTACCCCTTTGAAGGTACGGAACGTTAGGAATGTTTGCCCAAGTATCGAGGGTTAACGCGTTCATTAGCGTGTTTATCGAATCTATTATAGCGTTAACAAACCAAATAAAGGCATTTCCAACGACTTTAAGAACTGCAGCTATATCGTCCCAATTATCTGTGAGTAATTTTAATAAAAATAGTAACGGAGATAAAACTAATATCAACAAATTTAATGCCCATTCGTTTTTCAAAATAAATTCCGTTACTTTCTTTAATATCGGTATCGATATTTTTAAAACGTCTGTTAGGATTTCGAACGCGGGTTCTAAAGAAATGGCTATAATCTCTGCTATATCCGTCATTAACGCCAACATCTCAGGACTGGACAACATCGCTAAAAGAGGTTCCAAAACCGGCAATAAAGCCACTAATATTTTGCCGCCAAGTACCTTAAATAGAGCGTTAACGACTTTCATTATAGGAGCGAAAACTTGTAGGGCATTAGCTATCGATGCCATAGGCCCGGCAGCAGATTTAACTGCCCCCATGGCTCCCTTCATGGCCTTCCAAGATTTAGCCTTGGTCTTGGCTATTGCGCTAAAAACCCCTGTTATTAATCCTATTGGTAATACCATTTATTTGCTCCTATTTATTAAATTTTGCAACCTTCCTTCCGTATTTGTTTTTTCCTCTTTTTCGTAGTTTAAGGCTATTACAGACGCTATAAACGCGAACTTTAACGGATCTCTCGGACAATATCCACCCAGTTCTTTTCTGACCATCATTTCCATTAACCACCTAAACTCTATCGGGTTCCTTTGTGCCCACCCTACCCGCGCTGAGGTCGTGCTTAGTTTGGAGATGTCGTAAGCTTTTTTTTTACTTGCGTTTTCTCAGAATATTGAGTTATATATTTGTCAAACAAATAATCCCCAATCTCCTTAAAATAATCGTTTAAAGGGTGATCGAAGTTATCTAAATCCCCCTCTGAAATTTCTGGATCACGTATCGCATTTGTCAAAAGATAATCGTTTATGGCTATTTTTTTGGTCATATCGAAACCCTTTAAGTCGGATATGTCCATGTTAGCGACGTTTAAATCCTCAAAATCGGATAACTTTCCTTCCAAACCTTCGGACATTTTAACGATTAATTCTTCCAATTTACATTCCATCCTGTAAGGCAATCTCGAAAAAAACTTAATTACATTTCCTCCAAAATCAAACTCTTCTGTTTTTCCCATATTTTAACACCTTTTTTATTTTCAATTTCTATATATTTAGGTTTTTCCGGACCTATGTAAAAATAAACGAAATTCTTATTAAATTTTTTTAACTCTTCTTTTATGTCTATAACATCCATTTAAATCCAATCCTTTCCTGTAAAATATTCAAAACTTAAATATCCTTCAATAGTGCATTTAGCAACGCAATCTGGTGCTAACTTCATCTTTATGTTGTACTTTTCCATCCAATCTACTGGTGCTGCTATCGCTTCGTCTATTGGAAGAATTCTCAGCTTGCTAAAGTCCCACATGATGTAATCGTTGGTATCTGCTCCTCTAATACCCTTTATCTGGAGTACGATGTCGTTAGCGTAATCGCTTACGTGTTGGTCTGCTAATTCGAGAATTGTTACGTCTTGTATCTTGGCTTCTATTCCTATTTCGATGTGTCTTAGACCAAAATCTGCTTTGGAAGCAAACTCTCCCCCACCGTCGTAGTTGTGTTGAATTTCGTTTTCTATTCTCACCGAGAAAGCTCTTTTAGTGCATAGTAAAGCTCCACCGCAGGTGAACGTGAAGTTCTTATTAAACGAATGCCATCCGTAGTTCTTTTTAGCGCTTGGAAATGGCGTGTTCTTTTTGGTCCATAATACTCCATCCGGACCTCTCATTTTTGGAATATCTGCTCCCCCAGTTTTAAACGATGCTACCGTGTAATCAATATTTTCTTCTGCTACACCTCCCTCTTCACAAGTCATTTCGTAAACTCCAATAGTAATTCCAAACAAATCCATGATTCTATCTTGACCAGTTAATATCCTCTGGACGTGAAGTCCGAAGTTTTGTCCTTCAATTGTGTTTTCGTGAAAGTTAATTTCTATTTTAGTCCTTCCGTTAGTTGAAGTTACAAAAATAAATCCAGTTGGTGCTGCGCCATCGTGAGTATCGTCTACTGCTCCAATTTGGTCGTTGGTTATCGCAAATTCTGGATATGCGGTCTCCGCTGCGCTTACATCAGTTAAGGCGTCTATTGCTGCAACTATTGCAGTAGCCACTTGTGTTGCCGTTGCATCTGTTGCTAATCCTACTGTTTTTACTGCAGTTCTTGCGTCTCCATAGCAAACTGGTGCTGGTGTTGGTGCTGCTCCGTCGTCGTCTATATCTATCCATAGAAAATATTTTTTAATGGTTCCTGCTGCTAGCATAACGTCAAATTCAAAGTATGTAAGGTCCAAACTATCTGTATCGTCTGCAACAGCTGTTACAGTTGTTACTTCAGCTGCCGTGTGAGTTGGCGTGACATCCCCACCAATCTTAGGAATCATTAATCCGAATATAGTTTTGTTCGGAATAGTTCCAGCTCCTATTTCGTATTGTTTCTCTAAAATACCAGTAGGATTTCTTCCACCTCCCACTCCATGTGCTTCCTCGTCCTGTCTTTTTGGTTTAATGACTGGGAACGCGTCCGCGACTAAGGAATAGGGTAATACCTGAGCTGCTGTGAGCGCTTGGATAGCCCCACCAGTGATGTTGTTAAAAGTTTCTTGTGGATTGCTTGGACACAGAAACACGTCTGCGTCGTGCCTTTCATATTTTCCCATATTATTTCACTTTTTCTATTATTTGTTTTATAATTTTATTATTGTGATTTAAATGATGTAAATATTTGTTTACTTTCTTTATTTCTAATTTATTATTTTCAAATAAACTTAATAAAAATTCTTTTTCTTCGCTAATTTCAGGTTTTTTAGCAATTGCCTTTTTGTTTTGATTTTTATTCATAATTTTTATCTTATTAAATATTTAAACTATCTTGATAAAATGGATTGTCGCTTGGTTGACCAATTCTAATGGAAGCTATTTTCAATACTGAATGTTGCCTTTTGTATTTGTTTAACACAAAATAATGCAATGTACCTTTACCATCATTTGCTTCTGGATCTCCTTTAAAACTTGGGAATCCAATAGCTTCAAGAAGTCCCATTTCTAATGGATTTTCTACTGATTCTGCTTTTAAATAAATGTTCATTTGTACCATCATTTCGTTAACTATGACGGCTATTTCTATGATTTCGTTGGCATCTGTAAACCTTGGACTTGCTCCAGCTTTTATAAATACATATGATTCTATTTTATGTGCCCAAAAGTTCTCCCATAACAAATATTTTGGCTCTGCTCCTATATCCCAGCCAAGTGCTGTATTGAAATCAGCATAAGACCATCCATATATAACTGCCATAATTTACCACATCAAATCTATGTCTATTTCTTTATATTTCATTTTAGTTTTTTGCGCTACTTTATTTTTTGCTACTTGTAAATTTCTTTTAATCCTTATTTTAGTAAAAATCACCATTTTATCAAAGAATCCTCCAATTGCTTGTGGGTCCCACAAAACAACTGTTTTACCATGTCTCTTAATCTTTTTACCTTTATGCCTTACGTTATGCGTCTGAAAATCGTTAACTCTTTTAGCGTAATCTATATCTGTTTGCATTATAATTCTTGCTATTTGGTTCTTGACATAGGAGTTTAACAAATGCTTCCATAAATCGTATCTTAATCTACCTGTATCTTTTGGCACAAATCTTCTAATCCATTTAGTGACGTCTTTTATGGTCATAACATTTGCCATGTGTAAAACCTTGTCAACTATGGCTTTAACATCTTTTGTATCAATAGCATCGTTTCTTTTCGCTATTTTTCTGATTCTCGGTTGATACATGCCATATTTTAATGGTTTATGCGACAATCCTCCCATGATTTTTATACGCCCTTTAGAAAGGCTATAGACTTAATCCATCGAGAGCTTTTTGCCCTAACACTAATAGCGATTACAACCCTTCTAAGGGCCTCCTATTAACTTTAATTTTTCACCTAATTTTACGGTGTTTTTTTAATTTATTTAATTTAAATAATAGAAATAAAAAAATAATTCTATTGCGTTTCTTTATTTAGAAATTCTTTATATGCTTTAGTTATATGCATTTCTCCATTGCGACTATAGAAAGCTCGTTTATTAGGGTTTTCAGCTTTAAACTCTAACTCTGTTTCATTGTCAATGGTGTCAAAATTATCTATCGCTTCTAACTCAATTTCTTCGATTTCTTCTTTTGCTTCTCTTAGTTTTTTTTGTAATAAAGGTTCTAATTCTTGAACGATCCTTTCAGCGTTTTTTAAATCCACTTCCATGTGTTCTTTCGTACTCCAATAATCCAAATATTCCTGATAAATCTTTTTTTGATCCTCAGAAGTAGATGTTTCAACCAATTCTTTACAAATTCTAATTTTTCGATTAATATAAGCCTTATCCATGATTTATCACCTATTTCTTCCAGATTAAATATTGTAGATGTAGAGTATAAGGTTCTCCTGCATCCACTACTGAACTGTCTTGATGTATGATTTGAGTGTCTTCTTTGAACATAAACCCTCTTGGAATATCTACGTATTGCTGAGCATATTGTCCAGCTACTATAAATTCCAGCCAATTGATTGCTCTATCTGCTGGTGCTGGTGCTCCTGCTCCACCAGGGTTAAGTGCATCTATTGCATCTATGTAAACTATTCTAATAGCTACACCTTCGTCGTTAGCCCAAACACCAGTTGTCGTGCTTCGAGTTAATCGTCCACCGTATAACATACAAGCGTGTCCATGTGGAACTACAAATGCTGCTCCATTCCCTTCGTTATCTCCTGCCGCTAATTCTACTAATACTACATCTCCTACTGTTCTAATATCTACTGCTCCAGCTGGATCTCTATCTCCAGTTCCCCATTTACTACCAAAACAATGGAACATGTTCTTCCATATTTCTGTATGTAACGTTTCTGTCCATGCTGCTGTTGCTGCTAACATTTGAACTGTGACCATCTTATTTGAGCCATTAATTCCAATAGCACTTATCCCTTGTAAGTGGTCTGTAGCATCGGTTCCATCGTCTGCACTTGAACTTATAGTTTCTACTACTTCTCCTGCCGATGCTAATACGCTTGTTGGTGGGTCTATTTCAAGAAATCCTGCTACGTCTGCTGGTGTCGCAACTATGTATATATCTAATAATTGAGGACTTGCTGCTTTAATGTGTTCAGGCAAATCGCCTAATATTCCTCCACCTATATCGCGATACTCGTATAATCGCATTCTACATTCATTATCTCCTGCTGCCATTTAAAACACCTGCCACGAAGATATCATGACTATTTCTGTTGCAGTATTGTTATTAATCGCTGAAGCAAGCGTTAACACCGTTGGGTCTGCTTCGGTATTGCTGTTTATTAGAAACGATTTACCTGCGTCTCCGCCGCCTAATGGAGTTAAATACAAACCCGCTAAGTTGTTAGCTCCTCCTCCGCCTGCCGGTGGGATACCTGCTGCTACACATGCTATGTGAGTTAATGTAACTGCCGGAGTTGCACATATTGAACATATGTCAAAACAGAATAATAATTTGCCACTTACCTTACCACACGAAGCACACATTATTTTCAACGTGCACATATTACCATGAGGCAATGTAGGTGCACTATTCTCCCACTTCCACGCTTTAGTATCGTACGATAAATCAGTATTCTCGTCTGAATCTGTGTTCGTTATATAGAACAACGAACTATTACAAAATTCACAGACGTGTTTCATTGCATCTGTTAATAATTTATGTGCCGGTCCTTCTACGTTCGTATTTGCCATCTTTTGTCACCTTTAAAAATAAATAAAAAATATTTATTTTTTTACCAAGTTATCGCATCTGTCCACATTGCAGCGAGCGCGTTATCTACAATACAACGACCAGTCCATCCCCATTCTTGCGTAGTGGATAACATTCCTCTTTTCTCTCCTAATCTCGAGAAACCACGAGAAACTACCCTACCTATCCAGCGCGAATTAGGGACGTATAAAGCCATTCTATCGTTAGTCACGATTGTATCAGTGGATGCTAGCATTCTATTCGAAATCTGTACGTCAGGATTTATCTTCCGAGATTTTAATGCTCTGTCTCCCATCAAATATTTCACAATATAATCCCATTCAATTTCTTTCAAATAGACTCTATTTGGATCGGATGCCATTTTATAAATGTGTTCAGACATTACTAATTCCATAGGAGGACTTGATTGTCTCATTCCAAGTGGAATTGTGTCTATCATCGTATTAAGCGCCTTCCAAACGTCTCCTTTAGTATCTAATTGGCAATCTACTCCGTTTAAAGCACCTACTCCAGTTGCTCCTGCTTGATATCCACCGCAAATTTTAACTTTTCCGGTTCTATCGTAAATTCCTCTGATAAGTCCATTGTCTACGTCGAATACGAATTTCTCTATAATTGCCTCTCTTTTGTCTGCTAATAGATTTGCTCCTATAAACTGAGGAATATTAGCGTTTTTCATTTTTAAGAACATGTTAATACTTCCTAAGCTATAGTCTTGATATCCATGCTGAACGTCGCCTAATGGTCCATCTTCTGGGAATTCTTCTGCTTCTAATCCTCCAGTTGCTAAGGCTCCTGTCGTCGGTCCTACTGTTTCTTCTGCTGCTATGTAAGGCTCGGTTAATCGCGTCCATCTATATTGTTTAACGTGTTTAACAGGAGTTTGCTTTAATGGTAAGGGTGCCATTGCGGTTTTCTCTAAATAAAATTTTGATGCTTTTAAAGCAATAGCCATGTATTGTCTTTGTTCCAATGCTGTGTTATAAGTTACTACCATATTTTTTCACCTTATTCAATCCAGTTTATTTCGGCAACAGAATCACCAGCAAGAACTTCTAAAGAAAGTCTTCCAATCTTTGATAACGCAAGAGTGACATCAGTCGTTTCTCCTTTGTAATTTGTTCCTGAGAATGTTACACCAGTTCCTATTTCATCTGTATCTCCAGCTACATTAATTCTAATTCTATATCCATGTCCTGACTTTGGAACTACCAATTTACAAGGTACGTCCGCTGCAGGTGCAGTTTCAGTTCCAGTTATCTTAGACTCCATTAAAATTCCTGAAAAGAACTCTGTAGCTCCTACATTAGCTGGACCTACTCTTCCCAATGTAGCACCTGCAGTTGGGATTATATAACACAAATCACCAGGAATTGCTGTTCCATTGCCTAAAGCTGGTATCATCTTCTCGTCTTGATCGTCTACACACACTGAGCTTCCTAAACTTTTTAAAGTTGTTTTAGCCATAATCTGTCTACCTTTTTTTTTATTAAAATCGCGGGCATTTAAGCCTATTTATACGCGATTATTATAATTTCTTATAATCGTTATTCAATCCAAGTGATTTGGGCGACTGTATCGCCTATTGCTGCATGCAGTGATAATCTACCAAGTTTTGAGTTGGCAAGTGTTACATTAGTCGTTTCTCCCTTGCCTGCATCATCATCAAAATGTACTCCTCCACCCATTTCGTCGTCTGCTACTGCTACAATAGTACATCTAATCCTGTAATCGTGTCCCGATTTTGGTACAACTAATCTACAGGGCACTAAATCAGCAATAATTGCTTCAGTTCCAGTTATTTTGGATTCCATTAAAATACCAGAGAAGAATTTTGCTGTAGTTTTATCCGATAATGCTATTTTACCAGTTCCGGGGACTATATAACACAAATCACCAGGAATTCCAGTAGCACCATTGCCTAAAGCTGGAATAAACTTCTCATTATTCATATCTACGCATATTGAACTTCCTAAATCGCTTATTTTTGTTTTTGGCATATTAAACTACCATCTCAAAATCTTTTGTTATATTTTGTTTGATAAAATCGTCTACTTCTTCCACCTTTTTACCTTTTGGTGGGGGAGTTCTGTAATTCTTTCGTTTCTTTAAAGCCTTAATCTCTTCTGCCATTTTACCCATATCTTCTGTTAGTTTCTTAATTATAGCTTCGTTATCGGCTTCTTCTTCCTCGCCTTCTGAGTCTTCTTCTGACTTCTCTTCCTCTTCTTCTCCAGCTTTCTTCTTTTTTTTTTTATCTGCTTCCTCTTTAATGGCATCTTTTTTTAATTTCTTTTCGGCAGCTTTAATATTATCAAGTTTCTTTTTTTCTGCTGCTGCTTTAATTTTAGTGCTCTCTTCGTCTGCTTTAATTACAGCCTCCACTTCTTTTTGAAGTTCGCTTGAAGGCGTAGTACCTCTGATTTTATCGATCAAATCTTTAATTTCTATATTATTAGTCATTTATTTTTGCAACCTCATTTTTTTTATTTCAGATTCTACTCCCCTATCTTCAGGGGTTCTGCTTTCAATTACGTCTTCCTCTTCCATGTTGACTTCTGGAATGTTAAGATACACGTCTTCACATATAACTCCCCATCTCATCTCTACTAACTTTAGAACATAATCTTTTAATTGGCTAAACACTTCTCGTTTTTTGTCGTTAATTTGGATCATTTCTGAAGCAGTTTCTACAAAAACTCCACTAATATCCTTTTCTCCGTTGTAGAACAGATATGGTAAACTCGTTGCTCCGGCAAATATTTTCATAATTTTATCCATAGCTAATACTGAAAACTCTGGGTTTGTTGCGTACATTGCTACAATATCTTTAACGGATTGCTCGTCTGCACAGAACATTTTGGAGTTCCCTGCTAACTCAAAAGCTTCGTTCAACTTTCTCTCCATTTCAACTTTGTCGTCTGCAGATCCCAATTTAACGTAAAAGAATCCGCTTGACCTCGCACTGTTGCAGAGTACATCGTACATAATATATCTTAGCGCTATACCAAGCGCCCATACGCCTTCTAAATCGTTACCGTCTATCTCCTTGTCTATATCGTGTCCCCAATTAACAAATAAACCCATACCAGTATTATCACCGTTTTCATTTTTTAATTCGGTTTTATCTTCTGTTAAATTAATCCATTTATCGTGTTGAATAAACGTAGTAGATAACGGAAGTTGCTTTGCCCACATAGCATGTGCCCTAATTGGAACGTCGTTTTCGTCGTATTCTATTTCCATTATTTCCCTATACGTAAACACTTGCCAATACGGAGCTTCGTCGTATAAAACCGGTATACACCATTTATGGGTCCGGGCACAATCGTATAATTTAACTAAAAAATCGTCCCATTTTTCTTTATTCCAATCTAATAATATATTCTCACCGTTCCAAGGTTCTAATCTAACTTCCTCAGGTTCGGGTGGATTACTATCTGGATTGGGATTGTCGTCGTCGGGAGATTCTATGCTTGTATCTGCTTCTAAAATATCTGGAATAAATATTAATTTCTCCTGAAACATCAACCTATCTAATACGTTGATAAATTTCTTAAGAAAGGGATCTCTCCGAACTGCCCAATCTCTATGCTGCCACCAATCGAAGTTTTCAACCTTATATAAGATCAATGGATCCTTATATGTTAGAACTCCGTAAAAGTCGGAATAAGACATAATTAAAAATAATTTAAATAATACTATTAATACTATGTAAAGTATTATTTTAGTAGTATTTAAATCCATCCCCTAACATTTTTCCAGGTTGATCTTTTGGGACCTTTTTGTAAATCATACCCCATGGTTTTGGATGGACCATGTGTAGCGTACCATCTAAACCGTGTTGATTTGGCTCTTTTATTAACGCTGCTATTCTCTGTTTTTTATCCAACGCTGCTTCTTCAAAATTTCTAAACGTCACAGGACATTTGATTTTGTCTATAATAGTAATTCTAGCGTTAACTTGTCTTACTCTTTCCATCTTATGGGCCATATCCCAACCGAAGTATCTACATATTATACCCATTTCCTTAGCGTCGTCTGCGTATTGATTAGAGAAAGGATCGTCGTCTTCTAACTCAAGCGATAAGTCGTGCATATATTTTTTAAGAAATGCTATATCTGTAAATTTTAGTTCTTCCTTAACAAACACGTATTCTGGGGTGACCTTCCCCAAAAGCAAATAGTGTTTAGTATCTGGTCCGTTCCAATCGACTCCACCAGCATCTACTTCTATTTCGCTCCAACCATCTCTAATCTCCTTTGGAACGTGTAATACGTCCCTTACATCGTAGAAGTTATGGAATACTGCTCCACCATATACAACCCAGATTCCCTTATAGTTTTGGTTTACGTACCAGGGGCAATCCAAGTTCATTTGCCTTTCACGCTCTACGAATTCAGGGGTTATCCAAGGACAATCTACATCCGTTCTTAACACCGTAAGTTTAGTTCCTAACTTATGTTCTTCTATTTGAGCACTAATCCAAGCTTCATGGAAGGCTGTACTTCTCGCCGGCGTGCTAAAATGGATTATATGCTTACAGTTTGATGGAGCTACCATAGGTCTTGCGTTTTGATAAGCAACGTATAGTTTCAA